AAGATGGGTTATTGAATTGGCTGCTGATCGACAAAACTATATTGATCAATCACAGTCATTGAATGTCTTCTTTAGACCAGATGCTAATATTAAATATGTTCATGCTATTCATTTTACAGCATGGAAGAAAGGAGTAAAGACTTTATACTATTGTCGTTCTGAAAAGATTGGAAAGGCAGATAAAGTTTCAAAGAGAATTGAGCGTGAAGTAATCAAAGAACTTGATATGACACAGATTGCTCAAGGTAATGATTGTATCGCTTGCGAGGGTTAAATGAAAAAACTATTAATTGCACTTATGTTGTTTGCGTCTTCTGTTAATGCAGAAGTTTATGATTGGAAGGTAGAAAAGGTTCTTGATGGTGACACTATCAAGTTTAAGGTAGAATTCTTACCTGCACCTCTTCAACCATTTCTTTCCGTTAGGGTTCTGGGTGTAGATACTCCAGAAAAGAAACCCCGTAACAAATGCGAAAAGGAAGATATGTTAGCACAACAGGCATCTGCATTTACTAAAGAACGAGTTGCCCATGCACAAAAGATTTCTGTTAATCTAAAAGGATGGGACAAGTATGGTGGAAGAGTTCTAGGAGATGTTTTTATTGATGATGCTAATCTTGCACATGAACTGATCGAAAAGGGTCTTGCAAGAGAATATCACGGAGAAGCAAAGTCTAGCTGGTGCGACTAATATGATTAAGAAAGTCGGAAACCTAACTGAAGAAAGGGCTTACTTTAAGCCCTTTAATTATCCATGGGCATATGACGCCTGGTTGAAACATGAACAATCACATTGGTTACACACTGAAGTTCCAATGTTAGAAGATGTGAAAGATTGGAAAAAGAAATTATCAAATGAAGAAAAGCACTTCCTTACTCAAATTTTTCGTTTCTTTACTCAAGGAGACATTGATGTGGCTGGTGGTTATGTTCGTAATTACCTCCCCTATTTTCCTCAGCCGGAAATTCGGATGATGTTAACTGGCTTCGCAGCCAGAGAAGCATTACATATCGCAGCTTACTCACACCTTATTGAAACATTAGGGTTACCAGAAACAACATATAATGAATTTTTCGAATATGCTGAAATGAAAGAGAAGCATGACTATGTTATGGACCTTTCATCTAGAAACGGAACAAAAGAGAATACAGCTAAACACATTGCAGTATTTTCAGCCTTTACAGAAGGTATGCAATTATTTTCTTCTTTTATTATGTTGCTTAATTTCCCTAGACATGGTAAAATGAAGGGTATGGGACAGATCGTGACTTGGTCAATTGTTGATGAAACTCAACACGCAGAATCAATGATCAAATTATTCAAGACCTACATAGAAGAGAATCGTGAAATATGGAATGATGACTTGAAGTCTTCGATCTACACGGTTGCGGAACGAATGGTTGAATTAGAAGATAAGTTTATTGATCTTGCATTCTCAACTGGTGCTATAGAGAACCTAACATCAGAAGATGTCAAGAAATATATTCGTTATATTGCTGATCGCCGTTTGATCTCTATGGGACTCAAAGGCATCTTCAAAGTAAAGAAGAACCCTTTGCCTTGGGTAGAGGAAATGATTAACGCTCCAACTCATACCAATTTCTTTGAAAATCGTGCAACAGATTATGCAAAGGGTGCTCTATCTGGAAATTGGGGTGATGTATGGGCACATTAAAAAGGAACAATAATGTCATTACACAAATCAATCAATGGAGAATGCGAAAGTTGTGAATCTACATTTTTAATTAATTATACAGATATGTTAGCTTCTAAAGAATATCCAGAATACTGCCCGTTTTGTGGCGAACCCATCGACGAATTGTCTGAAGACTATATAGAAGAGTCTGAAGATGAATTTGAAGATGAGGAACAATGGCATTAGAATGGAATTATAATAACGAAGTATTCACAGAAGAATTGATTGGTGATAACTATGGGTTTGTCTATATTATCACCAACAATCTATCAAATAAAAAATACATTGGAAAGAAGTTCTTTTATTCTACTAAGACCAAACAGGTCAACAAGAAGAAGAAAAGAGTAAAAGTATCCAGTGATTGGCAAACTTATTATGGATCAAATGCGGAATTACAAAATGATGTTAAGACACTAGGTGAAGAAAATTTTACTAGAGAAATCATACATTTATGCAAATCAAAGGGTGTTTGTGGTTATCTAGAAGCAAAAGAACAATTTATTCGTAATGTACTTGAAACTGATGACTATTATAATTCATGGATTATGGTCCGAGTCAGACAATCACACATAAAAGGTATTTAAATGCTACAATGTTTTGAACCGATGAAAGGAATGGAATATGACTGCCTCACGTTTATGCCAACTGAAGATGATTCTGTAAAAATCGAAGCAGGACGTTTAACTGATCCTGGAGAAAAGTTGGGCGGAAGCTCCATGGGAGATTCCTACGAAATCGTTCTATTCAAAGACGGTGAAGATGGAGTCACAGATATTGACCACTTTACAGCCATTCTAGGATGCCCAATGGAATATGCATCATTCATCATTCCTGCTGGGTGGTATGGTTTGATCACTAAATGGACAACCAAATCAAATGAAATCACCAGTGAGATCCTAGAAAAGTTAAAGTCTTATGCTTGACAAATGATCTTCACTGTGTTATCATGGTGATCACAATTTAATACGGATGATATAAATCATGATACTCGTTGATCTAAACCAAGTTCTTCTTTCTGGACTGATGGCTCAGATTGCTGGAAAGAAGAACGTTAAACTCGAAGAGGATCTTGTTAGGCACATGATCCTCAACATTCTACGCAATCATATTAAAACTTTTAAATCTGACTATGGTGAAGTTGTCCTTTGTTGTGACAACAGGAAATATTGGAGAAAAGAGTTCTTCCCCTTCTATAAGGCTAGTCGCAAGAAGACCAGAGAAAAGTCTGATCTAGACTGGCACATGATCTTTGATATGTTGGCCAAGTTCAAAAACGAACTCAAGGAAAACTTTCCTTATAAGGTCATTGATGTAGAAGGTGCTGAAGCTGATGATATTATTGGCACTCTTGTTCCTAGACATATTGCACATGAGAATATTGTTATCATCTCCAGTGATGGAGACTTCCTACAGTTGCAAAGATATAATACCGGTAAGTATACTGTAAAGCAGTACAATCCTGCACAGAAGAAGTTTATCAAGTCGGAGAATCCGGAACTTGAACTCAAGGAAAAGATTATCAGTGGAGATAAAGGTGATGGTATTCCTAACATTTTTTCTCCAAGTGATTGTTTCGTAAGAGAAATCCGACAGAAGCCTATCACCAAAACAACAATGTCTAAACTCTTAGAGGAGGACATTACAGTTAGTTCAAATGATTATGTTAAATCTGGTTTTAGTCGCAATCAAACATTGATCGATCTATCTTTTATTCCTAAAGAGATAAAAGAGAAAATCATAAATAATTATGAAGAGAACAAGCCAGCACCCAAACAGAAACTATTTAACTATTTTGTTGAAAAGAAATTGATGAATCTAATTGATAGTATTGGTGATTATTGATGAAAAACATTTATGAAATTTTCGATGACTTTGAGATTGCTGATACCAAGCAAGAGAAGATGCAAGTCATTGAAAGGAATCTATCACCACTTTTGGTAGAAGTCCTACGCCTCACATATCATCCTGCTTTCCAATGGAAAGTAAAAGATTATCCAGAAAATTATATTACAGATTGGCAAAAATCCGGCGGATTGTCTGAATGTCAGTTGAATACTGAACTTAGAAAGCTGTATATGTTTCAATGTGGCAATCCTACGGCCGAATCTTTGCATCCCAGAAAGCAAAATGAACTTCTTATACAACTTTTAGAGTCTCTAGAACCAAGAGAGGCTGAAGTTGTTGTAGGAATCTTCAGAAAAGATCAAGGAGTTGAAGGATTGACTTACGAATTTGTTAAAGAAGCCTTTCCTCAACTATTACCTTAACTGCCGGGTATAAAAATAAAGGCATTTAACTAACGGAGTCAAAAAAGGTGTCTAAAAGCATTGCAAAATCTCGTAAAAAGTGGTTTGAAGATGAATATGAAGAGTTTGATCGTACTTTTGTAAACAAAAATAAGAAGAAACCTGAAAGTGTCGAAGTCAAGCGAACAAAAAATCGCACTTTTACGAAACTGAAGCACATGTCAACTGATGAATTGATGGAATTCTACGACCGAGA